CCCCGACGTAACCGCCCAGGTTCATCAAATTGGGCAGGAGAGTGTCGACGGCGAACGTGGAAAACGCCGCCATCTTGGGCAGGAGAGCTGAACCGATGGTCTCCTGCAGGTTGCCCAAGTTGACCTTGAGCTTGTCGAACGGCGTAGATGCGGCCTCCGCGGCGCCACCGAATTCCTTGGACAGCTCGGCCAGGATGACCTTCTGTGCACCGAGCGTGTCCCCGGACTCGACGAGGGTCTTGATCTGATCCTTCTGCTGCTCCGTGAAGGAGACTCCGACCTTGGTGAGCGCGGAGACGCCCTTGACTGGGTCGTTGAGCGCCTTACCCAACTGGATCGCGGACCCGGAGGCGTCCGTCCCGAGGACGGCGGCCATGTCCGTCATGATCTGGGTGGTCTGGTTGAAGATGTCGTTGCCCTTGCCGGCCTCGTTCCGGACGTTGGTGAACGTCAGAAGGAGGTTGGCGCCGGTCTGGATCGCCTCGTCATCGACACCGGTCTTGTTGCTGATGGCGGTGACCAGGTCCCCGACCTGCTTGGCGGTGACCTTCGCGGCCCCGCCGGTCGACTTGATGGCGTTCTCGGTCAGCCGGCCGATCTTCGCGGACTCAGCTGCGGCGTCGTAGAAGCCCTTGAAGCCCTCGATGATGCCCGAGGCGAGCAGCGCGCCGCCCGCGACCTTCATGGCGGTGGAGATCGACGAGCCGAAGCCCTCACCCTTCCGGCCGGCTCGCTCTGCCGAGTCGCCGACGTCGTTGAACGCCTTCGACGCGGAGACGTCGCGCCCCAGTAGGTCGAACACCAGCGAGAGGGCAGCCACCGAGCGTCCCCCTATCGGCTGGTCCGGGCGTGGGTGAAGATGACGGCATGACTACCGTGCTGATCGGGCTAGGGGTGCTCGTGGCGATTCCAGTGGCCGTCGTCTTGGCTTACTGCGTCGTCTCGGGGGTCCGGAACGTCGTAGCTGAGAGCCCGCAACGGCGCGAGCGGTTGGCGCAGCAGCGCGCTGATCGCAAAGAGGCGTTGCGAGACATCAAGCGAGATTCGGCCAACCGCCGGAGCCGTGGGCGTGACGAGTAGGTGGCATTAGATGCCCTCGCGCAGGACCCGCTTGGTGAAGTCGCTCAACGCCTTAGTCAGGTCGTCTCGGACGTCAGGTCCAGCCTTCGACAGGGTCTTGTCGAAGTACCCCTCAGCCTTACGCACCCGCTGCACGACGCCTGGCTTCCGTCCGAAGACCGGGTGGTAGATGCGGCCCTCGTTGATGCGCGGGTCGACCTTCGTTCCGACGATCCGCACGCCGGCCGTGGTCGCGCCGGTGCGGGTCTGCACCCGGAACGGCTTCCTGGCGATCCGCTCGTTGAGCCCGCCCGCTTTGGGCAGGTTCTTCCGGGCAGCGTCACGCACCTTAGGGATCAGTGGCTTGGCCGCGTCCCGCATGGCCTTGTTGAGCTCCTTGCGGAGGTCCGTCCGCCCAGCTGCCTTGAGGTGCTTGGACAGCGCCAGGAAATCTTCCGCACCCCGAACGGAGACGCCACCACCGGTGGCTGAGCCGCGGAGGTTGCCGCGATTGTCGATGCGGGGCATCTAGGCCACCCCCAGAGCTCGACGGAGTTCCATCTCTTCGGCGTCGACCCGACTGAGCCGCTCGGGCTCCTTCACCAGCCAGGCATCGAACAGTTCGATCTGCTCGTCCAGCACTGGCACGGCGATGTCGGCGCCCATAGCGCGGGCGACCCCTGTGGCGGTGCGATCGGCAAGGATCTGCCGTTCCAGCCGTTCCCACCACAGCAGGTAGGAGAGGTCGCAGACTTCTACGACGCTGAGGCCAGCGAACGGCTCTCGTTGGCCATCTGCACGATGAGCGCCGTGTCCGGCCTGCCCTCCGCCTCCAGGCGTTTGACGACCCGCAAGTAGGAGGCGTCCCCGGAGTTCGGAGGCGTGCTCGTCTGCCCACCAGAGGAGTCGGAGGGCAGCGACGTAGGGCGCTCGGACAGCACCTCGAACACCTTGCCGACGACACCCATGAGCGCGCCACCGTCCGCGCGGGACTCGTCCGCAGCGGCTTCGAAGCGGTGCCAGTCGGCCGGTGCGATGCACTGCTCGAGGATGTCGTAGAGGGCGGCGAGGCTGTCCATGTCGTTGGCGTCCGCGCCGGCCTTGGCGACCTTGGCGAAACGCATCAACGGCATCAGGCCAATCTTGTCGGCTACAGCAAACTGTGCGCCAGCGAACTCAATCTCAGCCACCGAGAGCCTCCTGTACGCGTCCGTAAGCATTGAGCACGGAGTCGGGCAGCGCCGTGACGACATCCTTGTCGCCGTAGTAGATCGCGTAGTAGAGACCCCACAGTGCGCCCTCAAGATTCGGCGCCGACCCGAGTTCAGCCCACTGGATCGGGTCGGGCGACTCGTCCACGTCGACCCGCGTCAGATCAGCCACGCGTGCTCGCCCACTTGTACGGCGCCGCCGCACCGACGGGGATCTCCATGTTGAAGGTGCACGGAATCGCGGCGACGGACGGGGCCTTCTTGAAGTCGACGGACACCTCGCCGCCCTGGATGGTCTGACGGAGCACCAGGCGCATCGTGCCGTCCGTGGACTCCCAGCCGACCATCAGCCGGACCTCGTTGCCGGGCGCGACGGGCTCGTAGTTGTACACCGCGGTCGCACCAGTGCCGATCGCCGGGACCAGCGCGCCCACGCCGCCGTTGAGGGCAACCTTGAGGTTGCCCAGCTTGAAGTCCATGAGTGCGAAGGTGATGTTTCCGCTACGCGACGTCGTCACGTACTTGATCGGGTCGAAGAACTCGGCGGCCTCGATCGCCTCGGTATCCACCGAGTAAGAGAACGTTGAGCCGTCCGTGGTGGCGCCCAGAGGAACCCAGGCGGCCGGCCATGCATCCGTGAACTTGCCAGCGGTCGCGGCCGTTTCACCCATGTTTGGCATGGTGGACGCGAGCGGCGCAACGAACAGGTAGCCCGGATCCGTCAGGACCTGCGGAACGGCAGTCGTGGGCACGGTCAGTTCTCCTTCGTGGAAGCGATGACCGCGCGGCCACCAGCGGTGGTGATCTTCTTGACCTGATCGGCCTCGACCACCTGGCGCTCAACGTGCGAGACGGGCACCGGGTCGCCGACGTTGAAGGCCCGCGCGCCGTTGATGTCGATGGGGACAGCGGCGACGAAGACGCCATACTCGGCACCCAGCGCCTCTCGGAACTCAGCTGCGGTCGTGGGAGCAGACATGGCGCATTCCTCTCAGTGGTGATTGCGGGGGTGGCGCGGTAGGTTTGATGGGCGACGTCGAGGGCCGCCCGTGTCGGTTACGACCGACCACTCGCTCGCGCTCGGTTGGCACCCGAGCGGCGTCACGCAACAGCGGTGAGGCGGACTCACCGCGCGGGCGGTAACCCGCGAAAGCGTCCGCGCGCAAGTGGCTGGGGCCGCAACTTCGCCTCAGCCGGGCAAGGGCTCGGCACTTACCGGTGTCGAGCCTTTCGCTTGCTCAGTAGGTGGTCGTGTAGCCGTAGGTGAGGATCAGCGAGACGGCTGACCCGTTCGCGTTCTGCACCACCTGCACATCGGTGGTCAGCGTGGAAGTGCCATCGGGAGACAGGACACCGAGGGTGTGGTCTGCCTTCACGGCATCCCGCAGCTGCTGCTCGATGGCGAACGCCCGGGTGCGGCAGGCGGCGACATCCGTGTCACCGGACTGGCAGACGATCTGCGACACAACAGTCCCGGTCTCCTGCGAGATCGAGCCGTCGTAGACCGCCTCGACGAAGTACGTGCCAGCCGTGTCGTCCTCGACATATCCGACTGTGACGTAATCCGGTGGGGCTGCTGATGTGACCGGCGGACCGTCGAACACCGGCGCCTCAGTCCCGGCGTCGAACAGCGCCACCAAGTGGGCCGCGACAACCGGCCAGGCCGCGCTCACGCGACCTGCGATCCGCGGGCATAGGGAGCAAGCAGCTCCGCCGCCCGGTTCGGAATCGCGAACCCCGCACCCGACGGCAGCACGTCCGGATCGGAACCCTGCAGGGGCAGAGGCTGCGAGCCGCGCTGCGTCTCCCACAGGTGGGCGCCAATGATCAGCGTCGCCAGCCACACCGCCTGCGGGACCGTGTCGAAGCCGGCCGTGTAGGTGACCGTGATGTCACCCCGGATCGGGTAGCCGCTGGCTAGGCGCAGTAGCCCCGCGTCGGGGTCGACGTCGAAGTCCGCCAGCAGCTGGCCGACCGGCTCCCAGCCCGCATATGCCCGTTGCGCCACGGCATCCAGGGACAAGACCGGTCGGTGACGCAGGATAACAACGTCCGAGGCGACCCGGCGATGCGTCTCCGTCACCGACCGACCGCGGAGCGGGCCGACGATGCCCTCGGTGACCTCGACGGCGGCGGCGAGGATGTCGGAAAGCTCGGCGTCGTCGGTGCTCGTGGTGATGTTCTGGTGGCGCTTGAAGTCGTCGAGCGTGGGCAGCGGCACGACGCCTCCTGTGAAGTTGAGCGCCCCCGGTCCGGGGAGTAGTCCGAACCGGGGGCGGCAGCTCAGACGAGCTTGCGGTCGCCGCGCTTGATTTCGGCTTCGCGTGCCTCGATCAGCTCATCGGCGATGGTCACTGCGGGGCGCGGCTCGACCGTGACGTCGTTCCGCTTGATCTCGGCCTCGCGGACCTCGACCAGCCGCGGGTCGAGGTAGATACCGCTGTCGGAAGCAGCCGCCTGCTTGGCGGGCTCGTTCAGCGGCTCAGCGTCAGCCCTCCGCCGGGCGGCCATCAGGTGGCGTTGGTGTACTCGACGAAGGCGGCAACGTCGTTGACCAGCCAGCCGTACTCCGCCTCAGCCCGGATGGCGACGAGGTTGTTCTCCCACAGAGACGTCAGCTCGCCGTTGATGGTGACGGTGGCCTCGGTCGAGACGTCGTAGGTGATGCCACCGACGACGCCCCATGCGGCCTGGGTCCAGTCGCCACCGAAGCCGACCGTGGTGCCAGCGGCGACACCCTCGCCGACGAAAGCGGGGCGGCCCAGGATGCGACCGGCGCGGACGGTGGCTGCGGTCTCGGTCAAAGGAGAGTCGATGAACAGCGGACGCCCGGTGGTGTCGACGGCGGCGTTGAACAGCGGCTCGGTGACGGAGTCGAAGGCGAACCCGGTGAGGCGCTTCTTGGCGTTGACGAGAAGCGCCAGCCCCGAGTTGATGTCCGTGTGGACACTGCCAGCAGCCGCAGTGGCGGTGCCCAGTTCGACCGTCTTCGTCGTCTGCGCGATGAAGGTCGTGAACGGCGTCGAGGTGCCGTGCAGTGCTGCGGAATCGAACGCCAGCGCGAACGCCTCAGCGACGTCCTGGCGGTAGATGTTGATGTAGTTGCCCGGGTTGGCGCGGACGACCTCAGCCGACACGACCGTGATCGCAGCCAGCTTCTTGGGGGTCATGGTCTTGAGCGCCATCGAACCCTTGGTGGCGGGCTTCTGTCCCGCCTCGGCCACCCACCCGGCCTGGGGCTTGGAAGTGACGACCGGGATCTCGACACCGTTGGCGCCAAGCGGAACCTGACGAGCGAGCTGCTGAGCGACAGACGCCTGCCGCGCCTGCTCGAAGATGGGGCCGGCCTGGTTGGGGCTGAGGAAACCGGAGAAGTCTCCGGTGACGGTCGCGGCGGTGGTCGCCATAGGAAACGTCTCCTAGTTTGGAGGTGTACTCGGCATCACGTGATGCCGAGCTTTCGCTTGAGTGCCTGCTCGATGCCGTCCCCGTTGAGCGCCATGGGCGCGCCGCGGGAACCGAGGTCCGCGTCCCCGACAGGGCGAGGATTCGCAGATGGCACGGGAATGAGCCGGGCCACCGCCGCAGCGATGCCGTCCACGTCGGGCTCGCCGTCATCGGTGACGTACTTGGCGAGGTTGATGTCGTCCAGTACGGCCGCAGCGTCGTAGGAGCTGTTCAGCCGGGCCGCCGCAGCGACGAACTCGGCTCGAGCGAGCCGCTGTCCGTACTGGGTAACCGCCGCGGTCCTGCCGCGAGCTTCGGCTTCGGCGACTGCACGTTCGGACTCGGTCATGGCTGCCATGCGCGCCTTCTCGGCGGCCCTGGCTGCCTCGGTGGACTCGCTGGCCTTCGTGCGGTACTTCGCGTTCTCCTTACGGAGAGCCTCGACGTACTCGCGGGTGAAGGTCTCGGGCTCAGACGCCACGGCCGGCTCAACCGTCGGGGCTTCTGTGATGGCTTCGGACATGGGCCCTCCAGGGGCTTGGTGCGGGGTTTTCCAGCCGCCCACCAGGGGCGAAAGATCAAGCAGCGGGAGCCGGCGGGGCCGTCTCAACGCTGTTCACTGACGCTGCCTGCAGCAGCCCGGAAGCGGCCATAGCGGCGTTGAGAGTGAGCCCATCGGAAGCGACGAGTTCGCGCGCCAGGGCCATCCGCGCACGCACATCGGCGGTAGCGGTGAGCGCGGCAGCCTCCGCGGCGCGAGCCTTGATCGCGGCCCGCTCGACGGGGGACAGCCCGACGATCTCCTGAGCTGCCTCGGTGTCGTAGATGCCCTCCTGATGGCCCTTGACCGCGGCATCCATCGTCTGCGCGATCGCCGGTGTGGCCGCCTCACGCCAGGCGACCTGCATCCGCGAGTAGTCCTGCGGCAGATCAGCCAGACGCACGCCGTCGCGGGCCGCTACAGCGAGCCGCATGGCCCGCACGTAGGCAGCGCCCCACGCGGTCTGCTTCTCCTGCGCACGCAGGATCAGCGTGGTCTCAGCGGCGCGACGGGCCTCGGCCGACGCCGGGTTCGTGGTGTTCAGCCCCAGGTCATCTGGCGGCAGGCCACCGATGGCAGCGAGCGACGCGGTGAGCATGTTGATGCCGGCGATGAATCCGTCGAGCGTCGCCTCCGGGAACTGGCCGAAGTTGACGCCCTGGCCGGCCAGCCACGTCTTGCCCTTGGTCGCCTGGTCCCAGTACGCCGCAGCCTCGGCCTGCAGGCGTTCACGGTCGGGGCCATCCGTGGCGATCTGGATGCCCGTCGCGTACCGCCGCGGGGTCGTATAGAACTCGGCCGTGACGAGCAGGTCGGTGGCGAGCTTGTTGATGCCGTCCGCGATAGGGGCGATCGAAGCCAGTTCGGATCGGCCAGTGCGGTTCAACAGCCGGCCCTTGTTCACAATCGGAACGACAGGGACTGCCCCGAGCGGGTTGGGCAAGACCTGATCCACGATGTAGCGAGGCGCCAGGCCGTCGACCGGAGTTTCATTGGAGACGTACCGCACGATGCGGTCACGTAGGTACAGCGTCGCGCAGGAGCGGCCACCGTCCACCCAGCGCTTTAAAGCGGCGCGGACAGTGCTACCGACCGCGTCGTATTCCACGGCAACCTGATGGGCGGACTCGACCGAGATCGTCGGCGTCAGCGGGTCGTCCGGGTTACCCCAGACGGCGAGGTACGCGGCGCCGTGCACCAGCGTGTCGATGTGTGCCAGATGGGACTCGCCAGGCATCTCGTTGGCCGTCCAGATGCGCCACAGCTCGTCGTCGGTCGAGCCACCCTGACCGAGGCGGAACCCCTCGACGTGCAGTCGGCGGGCCACGCTGTCGACGATCACCTCAGGCCAGTTGATGACCAGCGGCGTCAATCGGGCGCCGACCTGCGCGCGGATCTCGGGGGCCATAAACGCCAGCGGCTGATCCCCCGAGTAGTACCGGTCCACCCGGTCGTACTCACGGTTCGCGGCTGACAGCTTCTCCGACAGCGCCTGAACCAGCGGCAGGTTGGGATCAACCACATCCACCGAGTACAGGGCTGGACTGGTCAAGGCAGAGACACCATCCATCCACTGTTAGTCGGGGCAGTCGTCAAGCCGTGCATTGCCAGCGCCACCGCGCGCAGCGGGGAGATGTCCGT